CGTTTGGCCAATGGTTTGTAGCACCATCTCGATTTTATCTCTTTGACTTTAGATAATTTACTATCCACCAGCTCGACAAACCAGTTTGGTCTTTCGTCATACTTTTAGTATAACCCAAAAAGTCAGGCATGAGATCGATAGATTCTTTGGCTAACTGATCGACATTATCCAAGAATCCTGGGATGTCTATTCCAAGGCGATATTTATCCCTTTTCATGCAAAATTCTGCGAACTCGGCACGTAGAGGATGATACTTCACATTCTCTATGATTGATAACTGTCGCAAAGCTACCATCTTCGCTGACCACATTTCGGGGTCATAGAACCGCTCCTGCTCCATCAGCCTACCAAGAGCACGATAGGTTGAATAGACGCCAACACATATCTTACCTACCCTATAATCCTTATGATGCCAGCGGCGTAGGTAGATACAGTCTTGTTTGCTCGCATACTGCTTGCTCTCGTTCATTTCCTGGCCATGAGCAGTATACGATTGCACTACATCTTCCACAGTAATGCCTGGGTAGCTTAAGATACCATCATCTCCCAAGCACTGTGAATTTGGGTTAAGTCTAGATGAATTTGCGAGAGCAGCCTCATATTGTAAGGCTCTATGTGCTAACGTTTCGTCAGCATTGGTTCCACCTGAACCACTTCCCATACCGTGCCTACCAACACGGATTTTACCAAAATCGTACGCTAGAGGTATGCAGTACTTAATGGGGAATACATTGTTCAACCACCCTGAGGAGACGCGCTTAGTGTCGAGAATTCCTTTCAAAATAGTTTCTGCCGCGTTCTGCATATCGGAGTTGAAATGCTGGTCGAACTTTGAAAAGTCTGTGCAGATAACCAGATCATCCTCGCCTTTGGTATCAAATAGCTTAGTGACCTTTTCGTCGACTGATTCCATGCTAACCCAAGCTGGAACAAGATTGAACCTCTGACATGATTCAATCAATGGTTGGTAGACCTGCAATTCATTGATGTTGACAGCGAAGGGAAACATCCAAACAACCCTCTGCTTAACGTCTTCATCTTTAGGGCCGCCTTCTTGACCTCTCCATCCTAATACGGCTGCGCCATGCCACCTCGAATGCCCTGAAGGACCGTAGTAAGCATCTTTATAGTTAGAAATACTCCAGTCACGTTCAACGTTCTGGTACATAACTACTTCAGAATAGTCCTTGTAATCGGTGTGCGTGGTAGTGCAGTAAATTGTTTTACCAACTACTGACTTCCGTTTAGTGAAGTAAGGAGATCCGGAATTTGTGCTTTTCTTCATTAGATCAACGGTTCGCTGTTGACTTCTAACTCCGAGACCCCGTATTGGTGCGAATTCAGCCAGGACTGCTTTCATCGCGGTGTCAGATATGGGCTTTGATGACAGGAGAATGTCATCGTAGTAATGATCAATGTCTTCAAGTCGCTGATCAAGCGGTTTCATGATAGACAAAGGTCCGACTTTTGCCCGTAAGTCATTCTCAAAGTCCACGAGAGTTGGCCACTTGTCAGTTAGACTTGTAAGCGTCGACTCCCACTCATCGAGGACTTCTTTCAGAGTACACCCTTTTGCAAAGGTAGTACGATACTCTTCAGGCTGTCCTTTCCTGACTATGTCAAAATAGGACCTTAAGCCTGGATTTGGTAAGTTGAAGTACTTATCAAACTTAATTTCATTATTTTTAGGCATAATGATGGCCTCCTTTCTAATAAAACTTGTTAATAGATTTCGTAAAC